AAGTTCACCAAAAGTTATAAAGAAGCATGTCAAATTGCTGATGCTCATTATGACAGGACTGGTGAAATAGTAGCAGTTGAAGATCATTCAACTAATGTAATCTCATTCCCTAGCGACCAATGAATGTAAACAATCGCACACGAGCACCACGTGACGGTAGATGGATTGTATGTCCACACTGTGATGGTGCATCAAGAGTGTACAACTTTGCATGGTCTGCATTGTATTGTATGTACTGTAAGCGTAAAGCAGAAAAGCATGAGTGGATAGTAGCATGACATTGAAAGTAGATACAATTAGCAGGATTATTGGATCATGTATGATTGTGATCTCATATTTTATTATCCTTCATGTAAATGTCATCACTGGTACTGTGATGCATGCTATTGCTGATGCAATTAGCATACCATATTTCATACGTACTAAAGGATGGGATGTCGTAATTATGCTGACATTCATGACATGTATTTCTATAAGTAAATTTGCCTTATAGTTATGTCTTTCCCATTCTCTGTCGGTGATCATATACAATACGGTGATGAGTCAGGTTTCATCACATTTATAGATCACCATTATTTTACGTTATGTGTGGCACAGTGGGAGGATGAGAATACACTACATGGTTACAAACAATGTAATTTGTTAGTGTACAGGCAATATTGGAAAGAGTGTAAGAAAGTGGACAGTTCAGAAACTGTACACGATTGATTGCATGCGTGGTTATATGCTTTATAATAAGTACATAACAAACAAAGGAACACATGACACGTCAACTCAATGAATTCGCTGAAAGAATGGTATCAGATGAACCATATTCTATTGAAGAAGCAGAAGCAGCAGCAAATAGACAGTTATTCGTTGAGTATGTTGAATCATTCTACTTACCAACACACCCAGATGTATTATATCCTATAGATGGATTAACTAGTCAGAAGATTGAAGATGCACTTGACGTGTACATTGAGAGAATTGAGAAAGGTGACCTAGAGTATGTACATTACACATGGGGTGGTGGTGATAGTCTAGATCGTGAGAGAGTAAGAGATATTATACTAGAGACCAGTTCATAAACTGGTACACAGGTGGTTCACACTGCCTGTTTTTCCATTATAATAAGTACATACACAACAATCTTACTAATCATGACCGTAGCAGAAAGAGCACAAGAACTAATCAACACATTAGACAAAGACTTTGAAGATCATAGCATCGCAATGCACAACAGATCTATCCTTAAGGAAGGAGATTCCACTGGATATCATCAAGGTGCTCTCTCTAAGATCATGGAGGGTACAGCAGGTCTTAACAAATTTGTATCATACGTAGGACGTAAGTACATCAAGATTGTTATGCAAGAGTTTGATGACATGGGACCTTCACCTAAGTATGAGTACAGAGATTCATCAGTACATGCATTCATAGATAAGAAAACAGGTGATGTGTACAAACCAGCAGGATATAACAAACCAGCAAAGCACATCAGATTCAATCTAATGGATGAAGCATCAAGACTAGAGTGTTTACGTAGAGCAGACTGGGCAGGTGGGTATCTATACATGATATAGATACACCACTTGACACTCATACCATTCTCTGCTACACTATCCTACAGGTAACAACCTACTATGTCAAAGAAATTCTACAACCAACAACTAAAGGCACAACGCTTGTCTCCACTGGTAGTATCTCATGTTAAAGAATTACTCGCACCTATCGACACGTGCAACGAACGCTCTGCATTTACCGTTCGACTTAATACTAACGCTGATCCTTACTCTAGAGATTACAGAACATTTTGGAATTACCAATCTCGTTTCACTCTTGAGTTTGTTAAAGCACTAGAGTCCTTGATACCAAAGGGTTATCGCCTTGTACAATACGATCATTTGAACAACATTGCATCACTGGAGCGTAACTAATGACTAACCAAACACCAGAATCAGAGTTCATGGAAATCCGTGTATCAGGAGAACGTGACAATATTTGTGAGTGGGTCATGGATCGTTTCAGAGCATTGATTGCGGAGGAAAGGGTAGATGATGCCCTCGCTTTTGCGGATGAATGGTTCGAGTGGATGGATCCCGACAACTATATAAACGAGTCCACTCATTTTTACGACGAGTATGAGCTCAAAGAACTCTATGAATCAATCACAAATCGCTGAATCATTGCGTGTTTTGGTTCTTCAATATTGTGAAGCACAAACCAAACATGATGAGGAAGCATCTGCTAAGATCCTAGAAAACATTGAGACACTACGTAAATTATGCAAGGATTGCTAAATGGAAAAGTCTGAACGTATCAAGGGATGGGAACGAGAGTATCTCTCAGACGCATTCAATGTTATCAACAAGCGAGAGAGGGAGATTCTTGAAGGATCTCCACTCAAATCAAACGAAGGCATGGTCTACGGACGCATGTATGCAGAATGGAAAGCACATAATGAAATAGATGACTATTGACATGAATCGTGTGGTCGTGGATGAGATATTCCAGGACTTCATCATCACTGTTAATCTAGATCATGATTTGGATAGACTTGTTGAGGATACATACATCCTTAAGCAAGACTATCCTTCTCAGTCTATCAGCAACATCGGAGGTTGGCAGTCACCAGTCTTTGGACCACAGTGTCCTATTGAAATACTCAATCAAATCCCACAAAGTCTCTCAAATCTTCAGAAAGACTGTTGGGATTTGTGTAATAGTATTACAACTGGTAAGTTTAAGAAGAAATTGCGTAAAGATCATGTGGGTTGGTGGGTGAACATCAATGAGAAACATCACTATAATGCTATACACCACCATGGACGCACAGATTTAATTGCAGTTGCATTCATTAAGACTCCTGATAACAGTGGCAAGATGATTGTGGCTCGCAATGATGGGTCAACATACTCACAGTTGTATGATGATTTTCAATACAGTGTACCGAGTGAAGCAGGTAAAATGTACATATTACCTGGTCATGTGTGGCATTATGTTGAAGAGTCATACAGTGATGAAGATCGTATCAGTGTTGCTTTCAACTACTACATAAATCCAAAGAGTGAATCATGATCGTAGTTAATGCAGAAAATATCAGACTATTTGCTATCATGGTGCTGAGTATCGTGTGGTTATATCTGTTAATTGAACACCTCGCAATGAAATCAGTGAACGATGATCGCAAAAATAATAGATAATCAATTTGATCAACAGTATTTGTATAACATATATCAAGCACTGAATGATGAATTAGATTACAAAGCAAACAACATAGCTAATCGTAAGACATGGCCATTTGGTGACAGTGGTTCACATAGACTGTTGGGATGCACATTATTTGAACGCAAGTCATTGAATAGATGCACAGTATTACATGATAAAGCACAACCATTCTTTGATATGTTTGAGAGAATATGTGCTATCTCAAAGCATGAGTATTATTTGCAGCAGATTTTCATCAACTTACAACACTCAGGATGTGATGGATCATCACACATAGACTCCATAGATGGTACGAGTGATGAACTTACTATCATGGTATTCCCAAACCCTGAGTGGTGTCAAGAGTGGGGAGGACAGTTTCAAATCCTAGACAAGGACCGTGTCATCGAGACACATGAGTACAAACCAGGAAGAATAATTATATTTCCTGCTTATGTCAGTCATCGAGGACTTGGACCATCACTAGATCACCCACATTTGTATAGATATAGTATAGTCTTTCGAGTCAGAATCTAATGTCACACTATGTTGTTGGTTATCATGACCATCAGATGCATACACATGAAATCTGTGAATATGCAGAGAATTCATACGAAGCAAAGATAGAAGCAACTGAGGATGTCCCATACATTCATGGTCACCCAAACTGTATAGATTACATTTTACAAGCAGACTAAGTATAAGCACGTAGGCATAAATTATTGTTACCATCACTCATAAATGTGTCCATTCCACCATAAATAGTGGTAGAATTAAGGACAGACCGATGAAGTGAATCTCTCTCTACATCATGATAACCAAATTCTAAAGAGGTAACAATAAATGCACAATCTCATCTCGCAGAACCAATTAGCAGAGTGGAAACATATCGAGCACCCCACTACACAGGACACGCTCACAAGATTAGATGACTACTACGACTGTATAATTGAAGCAGATGCAGTGCATGGAGACAAACGAATGTGTAGGTCGTTGCTTCCCTAACATTACAATAGAATAATTCATCCACATAACCCTTGACAAATACTGTCAGGGGTTTTATAATGTCTAATGAACAGAACAATTTGTATGACTAGTAAAAGAGACAAGGTGAGGGCACAAGTAAAATCACGATGGTATTACTTCTTTTGGTCATCTGCTACAATTTCAGTGTTGTTAGGACAATTGTATGTGGGTAATGGATACAGAATGTATTCAAAGACTCTCATGCGATTGTTTGAAACAGTTGAATTTGAAATCAAAGAACCAACAGGACCTCATACATTTCAATATCTAACAAACTAATGGCAACTGAACAGTGGTTTCCCCTTCCCTTATATGAGTATCAATGTTCTATACCAGAGAGAAAAGAACTCAATGATGATTTAACACTCACCGAGTTTGTTCATCGTCCTGGTTGGTCATCTGATACACATCATCTGACACCTGATCCATTTGCATCAAATGTGATAGAAAAGTCAGAGAAATTTCAGTTGTTTCTTCAATATCATGTGACACAATACTTAAATGATATTGGTATTAAATCACATGATCCCTATGATATTAACAACTCATGGTTCACGTCAACTACTAATGGACAGTATGCACACTTGCACAGTCATGGTGGCAGCGACATCAGTGGCGTGTATTATGTGAGTACCAACCAAAGGGATGGGAACATTTACTTTCATTCACCACACTACGTGTCTGAGAACAATTATATGATTGCTCATCTAGACATGGCACGACAAATCATACCAAAGAAAGGACTAATCGTGTTGTGGCCATCATTTCTTATGCATGGTACACGTATCAATGAAACAAATCACAATCGTGTCTCACTCTCATTTAATCTGACATTTAAACGATGAAAACTCTTATTCCATTATCAGATGCACAAATACAATTAGTATTATATCTGATTGAAGCAGAACAACTGACTGAATGTAATGATGTGATCAATGAAGAATTAAATGATCTACGAAGAACAGTAGAGAATGAGTCGGGCATGACATACAATAACAAATACAAACCAGCATACTATCAATGAGAATTGTATTAATTCTACTCACTATTCTATGTGGGTCAGTATTAGGATCAACAATGATTGAATACTTTAAACCTATCGTACAAGATAGAAATGATATCTTATGTGAAATTGACATAGACTATTGTGAGAATGAACAACCAAACTAAACTGTTATTCATAGCAGAACACATACTACACATACAAGATTTAATTAAATCAAACAGTGATGAATGTATCATGCAATCATATCTAAATGACATGAAATCTATCGTAAAAAGACAGTATGCAGTCTATGAACAGTCTAGAGACAATCTACCTGGATTGGGGTTGGATTGATGACACTCCGCACACTGGTACAACTGAGTTTTCCACAGTTTTTAGAGGTGTTGTGGAAAACTTTTTAAATCATTTAAAAAATATATGTAAGGTGCTCTAGAGATGTCGTCTTAGGCTACGCCCTACCGTTTGTCAAGTTCCCTTGTGCCAGTCCCCAAAGTGTCACAAAAGGACTCGAAAACACTCGAAGATCCTCTATAATATGGGGAGAAGCGAGGAAAACAGCAAAAACAGCACTTTTTGAGTTTTTCACAACCTGTGGAAAACGAAAAAGCACGAAATTTGTCTTTTTTGACTTTTTAAGAACTTTAAAAAGGTTAAAAAGTGTATTTTTGCGTATTTTCGAGTTTTTTCGAGTTAAACTTAATGCAAACGCCCTAAAATGTCAATGATTTACGATAAATTCACATCAAGTGCGATTAAATCAGTCGAAACACTTGACAACACTGTGAAAATCGTCTATAATAGCAATATAGACAAAGAATATGTCTTTAATTGCAAAGAAATACAACAATTTGTTGATAAACTATGTGAAACACTTACATCTCATGAATTACAATTAGAAGGGGGATCTGTGGGACGATTTATTAATCAATCCATCAAATCAGGTGTCCTGGTAGAGAATAAATAAACCACCACGCTCGCTGTCACAATGGCAAAACACAGTAAGTATAACAAATCGTCCAATATTAAGGATGTATATGTTAATGACTTCGATGATTATGGGTTTGATATCAAAAATGTAAGGAGGAATAAGAAAAAGAAAGTCAACAAGTTTAAAAAAGATGAATATGCATTCTATCACGACGACCATATGACATAGGACAATTGGTGGACAGTTGATAAACTGGACTTTTTTACAACAATCTCTTAACACTCGTGATTTTGTCAACTGCCACCCTCTATAATGAATCAGTCAATCAAATTTGATTCATTTATGACAGCAACTGCAACAGCACCAGCAAAAGCACCTCGTAAGAGACGCACACGCAAGGTCACCGCAGTAAAGAAGACACCAACAAAAACAGTTGTTAAGTCTTCCCGTCCATCATCAGCAAGACTAATCACTGCTGATCGATACATCAAGGACATCAAGGCACGATGGGCAATCCATCAGTACGAGGTCCAGGAATTAGTCAAGGATGTTCGCACTGTATACGATGCAACGTTGAAATACGTGCAGAGTGTGTCAATTTAATTAGTGTCACAAGACCCCTTAACAGGGGTCTTTTTTTGTCTATAATGAATATGTGGACGGCAAGGGTGAGAACCAATTCAGAAGGATCTTAAATGACCGAGTTTCATCCTAACGGATGGATGCAAGTAATCTTGGTGATCGTACTGTGGAAATCTCTTTAATTCGAACCTCGTCCACATCAAACCTAAATGGAGAATCTATGCCTAATTGGTGCAACAATCGTGTTTCATTCTATTCTGAAGACACAGAGCAAATTGCTAAACTTCGGAAGATCTTTGAAAGTGATAATGTATTCAATCAGATCAAACCTAGTCCTGATTGGAAAAATACACCAAACGAGGCAGGCGAGTTACCACAATTAAGAGAGCATAAGAACTCTCAAGGTGACGTATTCCATACATCATACGATTTCCCATCAGGTAAAAATGATGATAGATGGTATGATTGGAATGTGAACAACTGGGGTACGAAGTGGGACATAGACCAAGCAGACTGTGATGGTGACGAATACAGTTTTGAATGTGAATTCGAAACTGCCTGGGCACCACCAGAGGGGATCTATTATGAACTTCGTGAGAAATACCCAGATGTTGACTGCACTTGGTTTTATGATGAACCAGGAATGATGTTCGCTGGTTATCTAGGACAATGAAGACATTTTTAATTGAATGTTGCGAGGTGAACTATTTCACCATTGAGGTTGATGCTGAGTCAGAGGACGCAGCAAGAGAACTTGCACACGCTGACATTAATTCATTTGATGTCATTGATGAATATGTGAGCGAGTGGGATATTAATTCTATCAGACTCGTTCACGACTATTACGATAGTCAAACCAATTAAAAAAGTGGCACAGGGTGCATTGCATTATGCACCCATTGCCCTATAATTAAGGAGTACTCAACCAAAGCATCTATGAGAAAGATTGAAAAGCAAATGAACAACGCCGTTAACAACCGTGTATCATGGCACAACAACAACACACGTGTTGACAGAATGGGGAACCGTTCAGAGGTGTATTTGCATAACAATCTAATCGCTGTGGTCCATGACAATGGCGATTTGCAATTGAGCAGTGCAGGTTGGGAGACAGTCACAACCAAGTCACGTCTAAATGCTCTACTTGAGAACTTTTTCGGGTATGGTCTACGTATCTTCCAGCATGACTGGACCTGGTACATTGGAGACCGTAACACCCCATTTTTCGACGGATACACCATAGTCAGGTGATATCCGTAAGGGTTAATTAGGTTTATTATTATTAAAGGTCCGTAACGCAACACGCCACCAACGGACCGCCCTCTTTTTTTATACCTATAGGAGAGAAATCCAATTGCGCTACATTGCTTCGCAATGCAATGAAACGTTGCTACCTTATGCATTGTTTCTTTATGCAAAGACTTTTGTGAAGATGTGCTATTCATGTTATAATTACAAGTACTGCGAGGGAGCCGCCGATGACCTGGGAAGAGTACGTAGAAAATGAATTAAAATACTATGATGAGCACCCCGAAGAGGATGACCCCTTAGAATGTCATTCTAATTCATTTGTCGCTTTGGATCTTGATTACACGGTCAGTTATTGAACTGTCCTCATCGTTGTTGTAATCCGTTACATTTGCTTGATTGTTCATGCAGACGGATTATAATAAGCACATGAGAAACATCAAACTCACCGAAGCACAAGAGACCGCACTCGCAGACGCTCTTGTAATGTTAATGGATTTGGGTGTACCCGATCACATCAACGAAGCAGACTTCGACGCTGCATGCGAGATCATTTTCAATCCAACCCCATTTTGCTACGACTAATGAGCACACTTCATCACGAATCAATTTTAGAATCTCTTTACGAAGAGGTCATCAGCGAACTCACCGAAACAGGTGACATCGCTATGTGTAATTCAGACGACATCGAATTCGCTGTCCGTCAAAGATTCGAGGACATGTGCCAATAATGCCCGAAGCGAATGATTGCACCTTCGATTGGTTAGTCAAAGACTACGTTGAAATCGAACTCGACCGAATGAACAACAACGACATGGAGCGATACATTCGCTCTAGTCTTACTGAGTATTTCGGTTCAATGTCTGAGAGAGAATTAATTGATCACATCAATGATCAAGAATTCGAAGAGACAGCAGACGAGATCATTTCAACCCATTATGGCAAGAACCCACCCGATTGTTTTATTACTGGGTGACAGTTCACAAAGTGTCCCAAGACCCCTAGCACGGGGTCTTTTTTTGTGTATAATAAGAGAGTACACACAAAGGAGCACATTTGAAAAGACTTGAACTCATCATGGGTCGTGACATTCCCAACAATGGCACAGTTACTGATTTCATGATGGACGAGTTTATTCGCCGTGAGATTATGCCACACTTTGAGTATGGCACATTCATAGACGGTGAGGGTCTCTGGAAAGGTACGCTTGAACAGACCAAGATTTTCTATCTTGAGGTTGCTGATGATGAGGTTGATGATCACATGATATCACTCAACTGCATAGCAGCAGCATACAAGAAACAGTTCAATCAAGAATCTGTTCTCATCTCACAAGTGCAAACCAACGCCATTTTTAATTAATGACTATTCGCTACTGGACACCCAACGACCAACGCAACGCTAGAAAGATTTCTTTCAGCACCCAAGCGAAAGCACTTGAGATGTTGGCATTTTATCAAGGTGCTGGCATCCGATGCGAGTTGTGTTACTGATTGTTAAGGGGGGATGGCATGCCGTCCCCTCATCCTCTATAATAAGAGCATGAATCAAAACATCTTCATCACAAACGAAGCAGCACGTAAAGACCCCGTTGTCATTGCTGCTATGAAATCAATCCTTGCTCAGATGACTGCCGAGCATGACAGAGCATGTGCAGGTATCGCACCTCACACAGTCGAAGTCTCACCCGTGAATTTCTTACAAGATGTCATGGATGATCTAGGCGACCCACAGTGTAGGGATCGAGAACGTGAGGAGTATTTTAGGAACGGTTGGGGCGAGAGTCGCAACGGTTGCTACTACTAAACAGTCTAACACACCCTGTCCGAAAGACAGGGTTTTTTTGTGATCCCCCGACCGATGGGGTTGCCGAGCGAAAAACGTGGAACCTTTCTAACCTACAAACGTTTCCCAGAGCGTGATAAATATAATTACAAAATTAGAAATTCAAAACCTTGAATTCCAAAAAAATTTTCCAGCAAAAATTTCCCCAAAAAGGTTCGTTATGGCATATAGAGAATTAAGCAAAGCAGAGAAGGTTGCGAGGTGGTTTAATCAACGAAGAATCGGAACTGCGATGCTGCATAAGAAAAGTATCCGATGGTTCCAAAAGAAAACTGGGTTATCAAACTATCAAATACAGTGGTTAGCATTCGCAGAAGGTGTTATAATTACTATAATCATTTTATAAGCATGGCAAGAGTTACAACAAGTGAAATCCTGATGCAGTTAATGCAATTGCAGAGTCGGGTAGGGGATATGGAAAAAACGCTAGATCGCCGTATCAGTCATCTTGAGAAACGATTCGAACAATTCGAATTAGACGCAAGGTTTAAGAGTGATCCAGCAAATGACCCCATTGGAGATCTTCCAGGTATGTCTGGAGGTAAACCAGTTTCAAGTTTTGGGAAGAGCATGGGACTATGACCAGAGAGAACTTAAACTATTATGAGAAAGCATTGAATGATTTTGAACATTTCTGTGATGAATTTGAGAATGCTGCTAACAAACGCTTTCAAGGAGTAGATGATGGATCCACAGCAACAATTGACACTAAAACAGTTGAACGAGCAACTCCAGCAGTTGTCTCAGAAATTGACGAACTTGGAACAGAGAGTGAAGAGTTTAGAGAACCTCCAATTAATGTACAAGCCACCCATGTCGAAGGAGTATTGGACATTGACGCAGACGTTGGATGACATCTATAAGAAGATTGATATATTAGGGAGATATACAGGTGGATGAATCAATGCATAGAGATATTCTGTTCATTCATGACACTATATCGATAAACACTCTACATCTTTCTATGGGTAAATATGTTGAGAGTGTACAAATAGCTTTAGAAGAATGCCAGCAGCAGCAAGAAAAGGAGACCAAGTAAGTACTGGACACTCCTGTGAAAGTACAACGACTATTGCATCTGGAGACGACTCTGTGATGATAGGCGGTAAAGCAGCAGCAGTTGAAGGTTCTGCCCTAGAATCACATACCCATCTAGTTGGCAAAGACTGTGTTCCACATGTCACTGCGGTAAACGCAGGATCCTCAACTGTCGAGGTAGGTGGAGAACCACTCGCACGTTCAGGGGACTCTGCATGTCAGGGAACAATTACTGGAGGATATGACCGTGTGGTTGTCGGTTAGCGAGTCTTGTGTTATAATGAAAGGAGTTAGTTAATTACTATGGCAATCCGTAAAAAAACTTTGAGTGGTGTGAATCTTTTTGTGGAGGCGGTTCCGAAGAAGACTCGTCAGGGAAATGGACAGCATACGAAGTATTCTGCATCTTCTAGGAATAAAGCACCTAAGAGGTATCGAGGTCAAGGACGTTAGAGGGCGGTGCTCCGAAACGCCGAAATCTCCGAAAGGAATAGTTAAAATGTATCAAGCACTACCAGATTATCTACATGTTAAAGACAGTCCCGTCGCAGGGCAAGGTCTTTTTGCGACTCAGGATATACCAGATAATGTTTATCTGGGTATTTCTCATGTCGTAGTGGATAATGATATTATGAGAACTCCTTTAGGGGGATTTGTGAATCATTCCGATGATCCAAACTGTGTAAAAGGGTATAAGCAAGAGGAGTGGGGTAAGATCTATCATATGATGACGATCCGACCTATTAAGAAAGGAGAGGAGTTGTTCCTTAAATATACATTTTATAGCGTCTAAATAAATTGGAGTATTCTAATTTGTTTGAGTGGCTACTAAGTTTACACAATCCTTCAAGGATTTATCACTTACGTTTAAAAAGCATCCTGTAACTGACGATTTGTTGGTTACTAAGAACGCTGCTGCCATTCAACAATCTATCACAACACTTTTGTTAACTAATAAAGGCGAAAGACTGTTTCAACCCGAATTGGGTAGCAGTCTTCGCCGTTTTTTATTTGAACCGTTAGATTACGCTACTGCAAGTTTAATCAAGTCTGCAATCATGAGTTCTATACAAGAGTATGAACCAAGAGTTGCGATTACATCATTGTCCATTGAACCAAATCATTCCGATGATGGATTTGATGTAGAGATGAGTTATAAGATTTTAGGACTTAGACAACCTCCTGTTACAGTAGACTTCTTCTTGAGCCGTACACGATAATGCCTTACACACAACTCGCCAATCTTGACTTTAAAGATATAAAGTCATCTCTCAAGGATTATTTGAGAGCAGAAACAGATTTTACCGATTATGACTTCGAAGGATCTACCCTGAGTCAACTTTTAGACGTACTTGCTTATAATACGTACTATACAGCATTTAATACCAATATGGTAGTGAATGAACTGTTTCTAGATTCTGCGTCTCTGAGGGACAATGTGGTGTCTCTGGCGAAACAGTTAGGTTATACTCCCAAGTCAATTACAGCATCGACAGCGAGACTTAATTTTAACGTTAATATTCCGAATAACGCTCCTGATTATGTTCTTCTAAAAGCAGGAACAGGATTCTTAACTAATTTTGACGATACTAACTATCAATTTGTAGCAACAAAGGACTTTAAGGCAGAAGTCGCAAACGGTGTTGCACAATTTGAGGATATCCAGATAGTTGAGGGTACGTTAATCACAACTAGAACGGCGTTTTCCACAGCCTTAAAAGGACAGAAGTTCAAAATTGAGAATAGTAAGGCAGATATCAACACTTTAACGATAAAAGTATACAATAGCTCAAACAGCACAGACTTCGAGGAGTGGAAGAAAGCAGATAATATTCTAGATCCTGGTGTGAATGCTGATTCATTAATCTATTTTGTGAATGAGATTGAAGATGAGTCTTATGAGATTATCTTTGGAGATGGTGTATTAGGTAAATCACTAGATAACGGAAACGTCGTTGAGATCTCCTATGTGGTCACTCACGGCAAAGATGTTAATGGTGCTAAGACATTTACGTTTGGTGGTGTTCTAGACGATGGTGGAGGTACATTAACGGTTCCTTTCAGTGTCAGTGGAATCACAACTTTACAGAAAGCAGAAGGTGGAGAGGATATTGAGAGTGTTGCTAAGATCAAGTATCTTGCACCTAAGTTCTTCTCTTCACAGAACAGAGCAGTCACAAGTTCTGACTATGAAGTGATTGCACGTAACGTATATCCTGCAATTAGTGATATTATTGTATTTGGTGGAGAGGAGCAAGTACCACCTGACTATGGTAAGGTCTTTATTGCTATCAAACCTACTGATGCGTCATTCCTTTCTGCATATACTAAGAATCAGATTGTGAATGATCTGAAGAAGTATTCTATTGGATCGATTAGACCAGTATTGGTGGATCCTTCTATTCTTTATGTTGAATTAGATTCGAAAATCTTCTTTGATGGAAATAAGACAGAACTACTTCCGCAACAAGTAGCAGGTAATGCTGCTAAGGGTATCACAGAATATTTGAAGACTTCTCAGACTGAGAAATTCAATGGTAAGTTCAGATATTCTAAATTTGTGAGTGTCATTGACGAGTCGGATAGAGCAATCAAATCTAACCTAACCTCAGTCACACTCAGAAAAGATTTTATTGCACAGTTGAATTCATCTACATTCTATGAGATCTGTTATCAGAATGAGTTCGATACAGATTGTGATAATCCAGTGGTCTCTTCAACAGGTTTCATAACCTTAGAATATCCAAACTATACCACGTATTTGGAGGATCGATCTGGAAAAATAGTCCTATATAGACTAGATCCAGTGTCAGGCGACAAAATTGTCCTAAATGACTCTTTGGGTGATATAGATTATGCCAAAGGTGAGATCATGTTGTATGACCTGACAATCATTCAAGGAAGTTTTTCTGATAATCGTATTGAACTGCGTGTGAAACCTGCATCTAACGATGTCACTGTACTTAGAGAAGTATATCTTGACGTAGATGTAGCAAAGAGCAAATTTACAGCGACTAAAGAATAGTGCCAAAGACTGCAAGGAAGACCTCACTATTAATAGAGAATCAACTCGCTTCGTTTATCAGCGAGGAGTATGAACTGTTTGGAAAGTTCATACAAAAGTACTATGAGCAATTAGAATTACAGGGTCAACCTCTGGATATTGCAAATCACCTTGCAACATATCGTGATATTGATTTTTATGACGAGAGTATCCTTAAACAGAATACACAGTTAACCCAGTTTGTACAATCAACGGATCTGTCTATAACGGTCCAGGACACCAGTGCATTCCCTGAGAGTGGTTACTTGCACATTGATGATGAGATATGTTTCTATAAGTCTAAATCTTCTACACAGTTCTTAGAGGTCAGTAGAGGAGTCTCTGGTAACACCCAGCTGGGAGATCTATATCAAGAGTCTACATTTGTTACTACTCAGGCAGCAGATCACACTGTTCCTGCAAAAGTCCATAATATTAGCAATCTTTTTCTCTTTGCACTTATAAAGAGTTTCGAATCTCAGTATTTACCTGATTTTCCTGTTGCTTATCTTAATGATAGCGTTGATCAGCGTACTTTAGTCAAAAATATTGCAGATTTCTATAAATCGAAGGGTACTGCTCAATCAATCAAGTTTTTATTCAAATGTCTGGTCAAGGATGATCCTGCTCCAGAGGTAAAATACCCTAGAGAGCAAACGATCAAGTCTTCTGAGTCTACTTGGATCAAAAATTATTCTCTTAAGGCAAAAATCCTTTCTGGTACTCCAGAGTCATTTATCGGAAAAGAGATCGTCCAAAACGTAGACGGGGCCTACGCTTCTGCGGTCATAGATAACGTCCTCTTCAGTGGAAGGCATGATGGTGTCGATTTGTACGAATTGATACTTGCGGAAGAAACTGTTAATGGTCAGTTCATATTATCCGCAAAGACTACTTTGAGTGCGGATATCGATAATGCTAGTACTGTAGTTGATGTATTCTCCACAATGGGGTGGAGTGACACAGGAAAGTTCAATATCAACAACGAAACCTTCACTTTTGAAGAAAAGACTATAGATCAGTTCGTTATTAAGACTAGATCAGCAGCATCTTCTCATTATGTTGGTGATTTGGTATATGACGCTACTAGTGCGAGTGTTGGTACTAACTCTGTACTCATCTTAGGTGTATTATACAGTGCTACACCTTCTAGTTCAAGTCCTTATGCTAATGTAGGAGAGAGACTTGAGATCTCAGATCCTGGTTTTGTCAATACAGACGTAAAGATTTTTGATTCCTCTAATAATATCAGATGGGATCTAACTAACATATCCGCAATCTTTGAGGATGGTGATGATTACTATATTGCATCACCAAACAATCAGTTACGCATTATCCCTAAACTGCCTACTCTAACCACTGAGATCTATAAGAGTAACAATAAAGATATTGGTGTTTTCCTTGATGGCAGTCTTGCTATGGGTGTAAAGCACACTGATACTGTACTCAATGGTGCAATTCAGAAAATTGACGTTACTCATAGAGGTAGCGGATATGCTAGAGAACCCTTTGTTCTTATAAACAACTCTCCTACCCTTGCAAGAGCAAAGTTAGCAGGTCAGGTAGTCGAATCAGTTATTATTGATACACCAATGTTGTACACCTCTACACCTACTGTAGAGATTACTTCTGGTAGAGGTGCAGTAGTTACTCCAGTTATAACCAATGGTGCTATCACCAGTAT